TGGCGTTGACCCGGTGAGCTCATGGCTTACTCACTCGGCGCAGTGGGGGCGGCGCCGATCTCGATGTCGGCCTCTTCAAAACCGCCATAGGCCAGGTATTCGCCGATGGCGTAGCCTTCCATCCGCCAGTACTGGTTATCGAAGCACTTCTTGTCCTGGTTATCGTCGGCCTTGCGCTTGCGAGTGCCGCGCTGGGTGTAGATGTGCAGGTTGTCGAGAGTGGTGACCACCATCCGCTTGCCCGGGAAGAAGGGCGGGATGTAGGCCTTGCGCCCGGCAATGGACTCGGCCAGCTTCTGGGCGGCGATCTGCTCGGTTGGCTTGGTCGCTTCGCTGTAGAGCTTGGCCTGAGCCGAGGCCACCAGGTCGGTGCCGACCAGAACGACCAGACGCGGGTCCTGGCGGAACAGCGGATCGATGGTGGTGTTGATAAGGTCGGAGGCCATCTCGTCCAGGGTTTTGTAATCACCCTTGCCATCCGGGTCGAAGTGGATCTTCTTGCCGGCCTCGGCCTTGATGATCTGGCTACCACCGTTCCACTCGCGGGCCAGCTGGTGCCAGCCTTTGTTGACGTCTTCACCCAGCGGATGGGCTTTCGGGTCGGTGTCGTCGGCTGCTTCCACGCCGTTCCAGCCGACGCGCAGCATGTCCAGGGCAAACGCCTTGTTGATGAAATCACCCACCAGGCGCAGGAACTCGCCCTCGCTGCCCGCATTGGCCCAGACGCACAGGGTTGCCCAATCGAGGGAGGCACAGGAGTCGGTCTCGGTCAGCTCGTAGGTGTTGCCGGCGACGCCGATCTTGCCGTTGAAACGGCCATCCTTCTTGCGGCCGGTGAACAGCTTGCCGATGCCCACTTGCACCACCTGGCCCTTGATCTGGTCCACATCCAGGCAAGTGATGAGGCCCAGGAACTCGACGGAGGCAAGCAGCGCGGCGCGAAGGCCAGTTTCCACCGGACCGGTGACGCTGAACTGCTTGGCCAGCGCGTTGACGGGGATGCCGTAGGCCTTGGCCAGGGCGTTGCTGTATTGCTCCAGGCGCTGCATGGCCTGGACGGTAAGGGTCTGGCTCACGGTCGCTCCTTAATAGACTGCGGGGGTATCGTCACCGCCGAGGGCGTCCGGGCGCTGGCCCGGCTTCTCGACAGAGAACTGGTCGATCTTGCTGTTCAGCTCGCCGAACTTGTCGGTCAGGCTGGCCAAGGTCTGCTCCAGCTTGCTGAACTGCTCGGTGGTGATGCCGGGTTGCTCATCCACCTTGGTGGGCTCGGTGACCGGTTGGGTGGTGTCGTCGTTGGCCGGTTTGGCGTCCAGCTTGGCGCTGAAGGCATCGATCTTGGTGCCAAGGCCGTTGAGGGCCCCCAGCATCTGATCGAACTGTTCTGGTTTCATTTCCTCATCCTCGGGTTGGCTGGGGTTGGGTTGGGGGTCAGGCTCGCCATGACTGGCCAGGAAGCTGAAAAACTTGGCGATCAGGCCATCGGCCTTCTCGTTCTTGGGTAGCTTGAACATGGAGAGGTCCAGCGGCTCACTGGTGCCAACAGCCTGTCCCTTGTTGCTGTTGCTGAACTTGAGATGGGTGGTGCCGGTGCTGGCGGGCTCGTCGGTGACACCGAGGCCCAGCAGGTAGGTACGCCCCAGATCGGCGAAGTTCTCGAAGGGTTCGATGGAGCAGAACTGGTACTGGCCGTTCTGGTTGTAGTAGATGAGATCGCGATTCGGGCAGAGGATGGCGAACAGCTTGAGCTTGCCGTCCACCTCTTCGGTTTTGAGTGCTTGCACCGTGCCATAGCTGGACCAGCGATCGTGCTCCGGCCAGATGACGGCGGTGTAATAGGTCGGATCGTAGGTCTCGGCCATGTCGGTGAGCCAGTCGCGGGTAATATCCCGCCCATCCACCGCTTTGCCTTCGGTGGCGATACAGACCCAGCCAGTTCTCAAGGTTGATTCGTTCATGCCTGCTCCCAATAGATGCGGGGTCAGGCTATCGGGTCGGCTAGGGGGTTTCATCCAGTTGTGTTCGTGGCGATTCGGATCCAGCGGGATATCCGAATCGCTTGGAACATCAGTGAGATAAGTGGGGTGAGGTACGGGTATTGGGTCGTTATGATGGCGCCATCATTCACCTGATGGAGGCGCCGTGGCGTATCCCGAAGAGATCCGCAATGCCGCGCGGGGACTCTACCTTAAACGATGGGCACCCCAGGAGATCAAGGACGAACTGGGGCTTAACTCCTGCCGTGTGGTCTACTTCTGGGCCGAGAAATACGGCTGGCGTGACCTGTTGACCGAAGAGGCGGTGGAGGATGCTATCGCCCGCCGGGTGCAGTCGCTGCTCGGGCGAGAGAAGAAAACCAGCGCCGAGCTGGACGAACTGGACCGGCTTATCGGCCACCATGTCAGCCTCAAAGAGAAGGCCATCAAGTGGGCCGAGCGGCAACAGGCCCTCAAGGCCCAGAGTGACGCGGGAGAGGAGCCCGCCTCGCCGCGAACCCCACGCGGGCGCGGTGGCCAGGAGGGTGGCCGCAAGGCGAAGGGCGGCAAGAAGGGCAAGAACGAGGTCGGCCACCTGACGGCCGATGATTTTAGCGAGTGGTTGGGTACCCTGTTTGGCTATCAGCTGCGCTGTCGCGAGGCCAAGAACGATCCTGCACTGCCGCGTACCCGCAACATCCTTAAATCCCGCCAGATTGGCATGACCTACTACTTCGCCGGCGAGGCGCTGGAAGATGCGGTACTGACTGGCGGCAACCAGATATTCCTGTCAGCCACCCGCGCCCAGGCGGAGGTGTTTCGCTCCTACATCTGCAAGATTGCCCAGACCTTCCTGGGGGTCACCCTGACCGGTAACCCCATTGTCCTGTCGAACGGGGCCGAGTTGCATTTTTGCTCCACCAACTCCAACAGCGCCCAGTCCCGCTCTGGCAACGTCTACATCGACGAGTATTTCTGGATCCCCAACTTCGAGAAGCTCTCCGACGTGGCCAGTGCCATGGCCACGCAATCCCGTTGGCGCAAGACCTACTTCTCGACCCCGTCGAGCAAGGTGCACGAGGCTTACCGGTTCTGGACCGGGGATCGCTGGAAGGGTCAGCGTCCGAGCCGGGTAGCCATCGACTTCCCGGGCGAAGATGACCTGCGCGATGGTGGCCGCGTCTGCCCGGATAGGCAGTGGCGTTACGTCATCACCATCGAGGATGCCATACGCCTTGGCTGTAACCTCATCGACATCGAGGAGCTCAAAGACGAGTACCCGGAGGAGGTGTTCGACAGGCTCTATATGTGCCGCTTTATCGACGATGCGTTGTCGGTGTTCAAGTTCCAGGATATGGAGCGGGCCGGGGTAGACCCCAGCCGCTGGGAGGACTACAAGCTCGGGCGGCCTGACCCGTTCGGCCGACGCGAGGTGTGGCTGGGCTACGACCCGAGCCGCACCCGCGACAACGCCACCCTGGTGGTGGTGGCACCGCCGATGGTCGCCGGTGAGCGCTTTCGGGTGCTGGAGAAGCACTACTGGCGCGGGCTTAACTTCCAGTACCAGGCGCAGGAGATCGAGCGCATCGCCAAGAAGTTTCGGGTCACTTATCTCGGGGTCGATGTCTCCGGCATTGGCGCCGGGGTCTATGACCTCTTGAAACCCACCTTTAAAGGCATATGCCACCCCATCAACTACAGCATCGAGAGCAAATCGCGGCTGGTGCTCAAGATGATCGACGTGGTGGAGGCCAACCGCATCGAGTGGGATAGCGCAGATCGGGATATCCCGCTGGCGTTCCTCGCCATCAAGCGCAGCACCACCGGCGGCGGCCAGATGACGTTTCGGGCCGCCCGCGACAATGTGACCGGTCACGCCGACGTCTTCTTTGCCATCGCCCACGCCGTTGCTAACGAACCGCTCGATACCACCCGCAAACGTAAATCCACCTGGGCAACCAGCTAGGAGAGAAAGGCAGCATGACCAAGCGACACAAACCCCAACCGGTCCGGGCGACCACCCCAGCAAAGAGCGCGGTGGCGTTCAGCATGCCGGAGGCCATCGACCCCACGGCCTGGATAACCGATTACACCGGAGTGTTCTACAACCCCTATGGCGAGTATTACCAGCCGCCCATCGAGCGCAAGGGGCTGGCCAAGGTGGTACGGGCCAATGCCCACCACGGGGCTATCCTGATGGCGCGCCGCAACATGGTGGCGGGGCGCTTTACCAACCAGCGCACCACCGTCACCGCCTTTGCCCACAACTACCTGCAGTTCGGGGATGCGGGCCTGCTCAAACTGCGCAACGGGTTCAACCAGGTGGTGGGGTTGCTGCCGCTTTCCAGCGTCTACCTGCGCCGGCGCGAGGATGGCTGCTTTGTCTACCTGCAGCAGGGCAAGCCGAACCTGATTTATCGGCCGGAGAATGTCATCTGGCTGGCCCAGTACGACCCCGAGCAGCAGATCTACGGCATGCCCGATTACCTGGGCGGCCTGCAGTCGGCGCTGCTTAACCAGGATGCCACCCTGTTTCGGCGCAAATACTTCCTCAACGGCGCCCACATGGGCTTCATCTTCTACGCCACCGACCCGAACATGGACGACGACACCGAGGAGGAGATGAAGGAGATGATTGCCAGCAGCAAGGGGGTAGGGAACTTCCGCTCCATGTTCGTCAACATCCCGGACGGCAAGCCTGATGGCATCAAGTTGATTCCGGTGGGGGATATCGCCACCAAGGACGAGTTCGCGGCCATCAAGGGGATCACTGCCCAGGATGTATTGACCAGCCACCGCTTTCCGGCGGCGCTGGCCGGTATCATTCCGACCAATGGCGGGGGAGGGCTCGGGGATCCCGAGAAGTACGATGCCACCTATGCCCGCAACGAAGTGCTGCCGCTGTGTGAGCTTATCCAGGATGCCATCAACAGCGCGGGACTCCCTCGCTCCCTCTGGGTCGATTTTCGGGAGAATATCGGTTCAACTGTATAAACAAACAGTGTTTGCTGTGGCAAGATAGGCTGTTGATTTGGATAGAAAAGGGGGCGTAATGCGGGTTTATTGCAAAGTGTGTGGCCAGCGGGGCCGCATTACCAAGACCAACCGACTGAGCGATGATGTCTCGGATCTCTACTGTCAGTGCACCGACGCAGAGTGTGGCCACAGTTGGGTGGCCACCCTGTCGTTCGCCCACACCCTGAGCCCCTCGGCCAAGACCACCAACCAGCTGGTACTCAGCTTGATGGGGTCATTGACGCCAGAGGGGCGGCAGCTGGTACTGAAAGGACTGGGGGCGCAATAACGCCCCCTAGTATTTTTCAGATTCTGCACCCTGAATAGTTTATGGACATAACCACACTATTGGCGAAGTGAGCTACGCCCCTGATTTTTCAGCATTCATATGTATGCTATTATGAACGTCAACTATAGCTGACAGCATGGGGAATATAATTTTTTCATCTATTATATTCATAGTGCCGACTAAATATGGATTTATTTTGTTTTCCACCAAAAAGTAATCTCTGAATGATGAAGCATCATTGATTTTGCTTGAGAAGTCCATTAGGACATAATTTTTAAAACCAGACAAAATACTTAAGTCATAGGTGTATCTTTGATATATATCATGCGTACCCTTCGATTTTTCATATGCTTCCATTTTTATATAATTAACTGTGTCAATTAAAGTTGGATCTGATGTGTTAACCACACTTCTAATTAAATCTAATGCCTTCATTTTTTGTGTTTTTATCATAAGATGATTTAGGTACATATCCTGCCAATAAGTTCTCAGTATTCTTTTTAGAGCGCTACTTCTTATCTCATGATAAAATGAGTCAAAGTCTTGGCCATAATTAGACATTCTTGATATGAACTGATTGAAATTTTCAATTTCTGAGTCTTTACCTACTTTCAATAAAGTGATCTGCTCAATCATTCTTTCAATTATTTTCTTTGCTTCTTCTGTCAAAGTTGTATCGAAATTTTTTGATTCATTTATTTTGTATTGATAAACAACAAAAGCAAATGAGCATGTTGCCGCCAGTTGAGAAATAGTAAGTGTAATCTGTTTAAAATCCTCCTTTCCTACTATTTCATTTGCACCATGTATAAAAGCTAAAAAGTATATGTATCCAATAAAAAAAACTGTTACCCAAAGCACTATTTTAAAGACCAATGATGCAGTTATTTTATTTGTATTTATTTTCATATAATTAATTATTTTATTCAAGTTGTTCATGATTAGTGCTTTTCTCGATTTAAGTACTTATATTTAAGTTGCAGAGACCAGTTCAGTTCTTGATTGTGTTATGACTGATCATACCTCATGTTATCAGCTATTATATGAGTAATGGAACCAAACGCTGCCCAGTGGTCCTTTTTAAACTACTTGCTATACTGTTTTTTTATACAGTTTTTTTGAGATCGCAAGCATGTTTGCTCAACCCACTCCTGATGCTCCCTTGTTGGATCTGCCCCTGTTCCTCTCCCCTGTGGCCTGTGGCTTCCCGTCGCCAGCGCAGGACTACACCGAGCAGACCATCGACCTTAACCAGTTGTGCGTGACTCACCCGGCGGCCACCTACTTCGTGCGGGCTGCTGGTGACAGCATGGTCGACTACGGAATCCGCGATGGCGACCTACTGGTCGTCGACCGCAGCCGCAAGGCGTGCCACGGCAGCGTGGTGG